CGCTATAACGCATGGAGATATTCTTATGGGATTCGCAACTCACCTTGGCCCTTGGTTGTTGGGCACTGTTAAAAACACAACCGGTACTACCGCAGGCACTATTCGCAATATGGGCGCAACTATTGTTGCCCAAACCTACACGGCCCCCACTTCTGTTATTTTGGCAAGCCCCGCAGCACAACAGATGTTTGTACTCCCTGCTGGCGCTAAGATTGTTCGTTTTGGCCTCGAAGTTAATGTTGCTTTGACTGGTGCGACCAACTGCGGCGTTACCATTGGTAGCAGCGGCACGGCTAACCTGTACATGGCTTCGGTCAACACCGGCACTTCAGCGGTTCAAACTTCTCCAGCTACCATCGCAGCGGCTACTTCAGGTCTGTATGACAGCATTGGCACAACTGATGCGATCATTTACGGTACTTTTACCGCAGCTACTGCTGACGCCACTGCTGGTACGGTTACTGTTACTGTTGAGTACATCGTTCGTGACTCTGACGGTTCAGCCAACCCAACTGCTACTCAACAGTAATTGATCTTGGGGGCTTCGGCCCCTTTTTAAAAGGAGATTGATTATGGCAATGCAGACAGATGTACAAGCGGCGCACGTAGAAACTACGGGCACAGTGGTATCTGGGCGCAACCGCCTCAAGGCATACCATTGCATTTCTGGTGGAACAGCGGGGGATGTTATTTTTCGGGACGGAGGTGCTTCTGGCACGATTCGTTTGCAATTTAATATCGGCACAGGCACACAGCCAATTTCGTTATCTATTCCCGGCGAAGGCATTTTGTTTACAACAGACATTCATGTAACGCTACCCGCAACCGCAAAAATTACGACGTTCTATGGCTAAGAAGACTCCCTCCCTTGCAATTGGTCGTGGTGAAAAATTACCAGCTTCCAAGGGGGCGGGTTTGACTGCCAAAGGCCGTGCCAAGTACAACGCAGCAACAGGAAGCAACTTGAAAGCTCCGCAGCCACAAGGCGGCAAGCGTAAGGATTCTTTCTGCGCTCGTATGTCTGGTATGCCCGGCCCAATGAAAGATGAAAAAGGCAAGCCTACCCGTAAGGCGGCTTCTTTAGCAAGATGGAAGTGTTGAGGTAAACATGAACGAACAGAACCAAGAAACGCTGAAGCACATGCTTGATGGTGCGTCAATTATCACTGTCATAGGAACGCTTGTGGAATTCTTACCCGCTGTCTCAGCACTGCTCAGTATTGTTTGGGTGGCGATCCGCATCTATGAAACTGAGACCATGAAGAAATTGTTGAATCGCAAAAAAGACGATGCCGAGTAGTAGCGCAAAGCAACACAAATTCATGGAAGCGGTGGCCCACAATCCAACGTTTGCCAAGAAAGCCGGAGTCCCACAGTCTGTGGGTAAAGATTTTTCAACTGCCGACAAAGGCAAAACTTTTAAAAGAGGTGGCGAGATGGCTACAAAGATGGATCCCAAGATGATGGCAATGATGGCTGCTAAAAAACGTGGCATGGGCGCTGCCAAACCCGGTATGGGCGCTGCCCCAGCCGCCCCCGCTGCCCCTGCTGGTATGGGCATGATGAAAAAAGGCGGTGGTGTCAAGAAGATGGCTTCTGGCGGTTTCGTCAAGGCTGCTGACGGCGTTGCTACAAAAGGCAAAACCAAGGCTACTCAAATCTCCATGCCCGGCAACAAAGGCATGAAAAAGGGCGGCAAAGTCTGCTAATTTAAAGGTGCGTCATGGCGACTGAAACACGTAAACGGTTTAACGAAGAATTCAGAGCGGCGCGTAATAGCGGTGCTAAAGAATTTGAGTTTGAGGGTAAAAGGTATACCACCAAATTTAAAGACGACGATTCTTCGCCTCCAGCAAAGAAACAATCTCAGGACGCGTCTAAGGCTGGCGGCGCAGCCGTTGGCAGCCAAAAAACGCAAGATAAACCGCAAGAGTTGTACAAACCCAAGTCAACAAGTGAGTTATCTCCAGCAGAGCGTAAAAAACGTGATGATATGGAAAGCTCACAGGCGCTTGAAGGTTCACATCCTGAGTTCCTTCTTAACCCGGGGCGGGTAGTTTTAGGTGCAGTTGCAAGACCTCTGGAGTCTGCGGATAAGGTACGGTCTGCGGTAACTGCTGGCGCTAATGCGGTAAAAAATAGCGCTCCAGCAAAAGCTCTTAGAGAGTCGCAGTTTACTAGGGCAGCAGCAAAGGATGCGGACGACATTGCAGCTGCTGGACGGGGACGGGCGGCGTCTGAAACAGCAAAAGACTTAGAAAAAACTATGCCAGAACTTAATGAAGCCCCAATGAAACGTGGTGGCGCAGTCAAGAAAATGGCCTCTGGTGGTTCTGTTTCGGCCTCACGTCGTGGGGATGGTATTGCTCAGCGAGGTAAGACTCGCGGAAAGGTGTGTTAAATCATGGCTACTGAAGACGACAAAAAAGCTGCGCAGTATCGCAAGGAAGCCAAGTCTGGCGGTACTGATGCACCGGTTCCTCCCAGTGTGACACAAGAAGTAGATGACAAAAAAGCCGCTGCCAAAGCTGCTGCGGCTCCTACAACCAAAACACAAATGGGCAAACCGTTTTCAAAAGGCGGTACAGCCTCTGCCCGTGCGGATGGTATTGCTCAGCGTGGTAAGACCAAGGGCACGATGGTGATGTGTGGCGGTGGTATGGCTAAGGGTAAGCGATGATTGCAAGTCGTGGCATGGGCGATATCCGTGCTTCTAAGATGCCAAAGGCCAAGACAATTACCCGCAAGGATGATCCGAACAAGGTCGAGGTATACAAGAAGGGCGGAGAAGTCTGGGATAAACCCAACCCTGCCAAGAAGCATACAAAGCTATCACCAGAGAAGAAAGCCAAAGCTAAGGCTGCGGCAAAAGCTGCTGGCCGCCCATACCCAAACTTGATTGACAACATGAGGATGGCTAAATAATGGCCTATACGACTTCTACCAACGCGTTCAACCTCGATCTGAATGAGATGATCGAGGAAGCCTATGAGCGGGCGGGTTTAGAGGTTCGTACTGGCTATGAGTTTCGTACAGCACGCCGTTCACTGAACTTGCTCACTATCGAGTGGGCAAACCGTGGCATCAACTTGTGGACAGTGGAAGAAGGCGCGATCACTATGGTTACCGGACAGCCGGTATACCCCCTTCCAGAAGACACGATTGACCTGCTTGACCATGTCATTCGGCAGAACAACGGTACGGCCTCTACCCAGAGTGACATCAACATCACCCGCATTTCTGAACCTACCTACTCCACCATCCCCAACAAACTCACGACTGGTCGTCCGATTCAAGTGTGGATCAACCGCCAGTCTGCCCAGACAAATGCGACATCTGTCACGTTGGACGGCACAATCACCAGTACTGCCACAACCATTGCGGTTAGTAGTACATCAGGGTTAACTACTACTGGGTTTATCAAGATTGATTCTGAGACCATTGGGTACACCAACGTGGACGGCAACAGCCTGATAAATTGCACCCGTGGGCAAAACGGTACTACAGCAGCGGCGCATACGACCGGCGCGGCAATATATGTCCAGAATCTGCCCTGTATCAATGTCTGGCCTGCTCCCAACTCGGGCGGTGACTACACCTTTGTGTATTGGCGTTTGCGTCGCATCCACGATGCTGGAACCGGTGTGAACGTGCAAGATATCCCATTCCGTCTGATCCCCTGCATGGTTGCAGGGCTGGCGTTCTATATTGGCTCAAAGCGACCTGATGTTTCTCCTGATCGTGTGGCGTTCTTAAAAGCTGAGTACGAGCAGCAATGGCTGTTGGCATCTCAAGAAGATCGTGAGAAATCTTCAGATCGGTTTGTCCCAAGGCAGTTGTTTTACTGAGGTGAACCATGCCCAGTAAATTTGCCTCAGGTAAGTATTCAATTGCTGAATGCGACAGGTGTGGTCAGCGATACAAGCTCAAAGAGCTACGCAAGCAGGTTCTCAAGACCAAGATATTCAACATCAAAGTCTGCCAGTCCTGCTGGGATCCAGACCAGCCACAGCTTCAGTTGGGTATGTATCCAGTCAGCGACCCGCAAGCGGTGCGGGAGCCAAGGCCGGATACAAGCTACCAAGTTTCTGGTGATCTAGCTGATGGATACAACGGAGGCGGCAGTCGGGTGTTTCAGTGGGGCTGGAACCCGGTTGGCGGGTCTCAGGCAAACGATGCGGGGCTAACACCAAATAACTTGGTTTTAGCTGTGGAACTTGGTACAGTAACGGTAGCAACGACATAAGGAGTCGATGATGGACAAGAAAGATTTAGCCCAAGATAAAAAAATGATTGGGTCAATGATAAATAAGCATGAGAAAAAAATGCACCAAGGCATGAAACCAACTAAGTTTGCTAAGGGCGGTGTGACCACTGACCAAATGAAAGCTGTTGGTCGTAACATGGCGCGGGCAAACAATCAAAGGAGCGGTTAATGGCTAAGTTCAGCATGAAGCAAGGTGGTAAAGAGGTTGGCAACGCCGCTGTGTATGCCAAGCCTCACACAATGGATGGCAAAGCCATGAAGGTTACTTCAAACGGCAAAGAGCCAAGCAGCAGCAAGCTTGATACGCTTGATGTAAGTGTTGGTGCAATCAGCAAATCTGCTGGTGACGAAACCATCAAAACAACTGGTATCGTAACCCGTGGTAACGGTGCGGCAACTAAAGGCATAACAGCCAGAGGCCCGATGGCATGACATATTCTGAGCTTGTAGCCGCAATTCAAACCTACACGGAAAATACTTTTCCGACGATTACGCTCGCGGATTCGTCTACGGTTTCGTCTACGACTCAGATAAATCGGTTCATTGAGCAAGCTGAGCAGCGCATATACAACTCTGTTCAGTTTCCATCAATTCGCAAGAACATGACGGGCACGGTCACAGCAAACAATAAGTATCTGGCTTGCCCAGAAGACTTTCTTGCCGTGTACTCACTGGCGGTTGAAACAGTTGACGGGCAAGAGTTTTTACTCAACAAGGATGTGAACTTCATTCGTCAGGCATACCCCAAGGCAACGGATACAGCAACCCCGAAGTACTACGCTTTGTTTGGCCCAGCAGTAAGTGGTTCAACAATATCAAACGAACTAACATTCATTCTTGGCCCAACACCGGACAGCACCTACACAGTGGAGCTGCACTATTACTACTACCCTGAGTCAATCACCACAGTGGCTTCCGGCCAGACATGGCTGGGCGACAATTTTGATACCGTGTTGCTCTACGGCTCCTTGGTTGAGGCATATACCTTCATGAAAGGTGAACCCGATCTGATTGGGTTGTATGACGGCAAATACAAAGAAGCACTTGCATTAGCTAAACGTCTGGGCGATGGTATGGAGCGTCAGGACGCATACAGGTCTGGACAATTCAGACAGGCGGTGATGTAATGGCTTTCACAGGTAACTGGGCGTGCAACGCATTTAAAACGGGGCTGATGAATGGAACATTTAACTTTACATCTGGCTCGTTTAAGATAGCTCTGTACACTAATGCGGCCTCGCTTGATGCCTCTACCACGGCTTATACGTCTTCGGGTGAAGTTGTGGCTTCAGGGTACACGGCTGGTGGCCTTGCTCTTACGATTGCGCAGGCTCCAACGGTAGGTAGCTCAGGTAACACGGCGTATATCTCATTCAACAACGCAGTATGGACATCAGCCTTGACAGCCCGTGGCGCGTTGATCTATCAAAGCGGTGGCGGCAATCCTGCGGTTTGTGTTCTAGACTTTGGCGCAGACAAGACATCAGCTACGACATTCACGGTGCAGTTCCCCGCTGTATCAAACACCTCCGCCATCATAAGGATTGCATAATGTTAGTCACTACAACCAAAGGCGACATGGATGACTCTCTGCTGGAGAAGCGTGAGGGAACCGTGGACAACGATAACGAACTGACCACATGGATTGAGTACTGGTTGGATGGTGAGCTTGTCCACCGGTCTGCGCATGTGACACTGAAAAAGATGCCCGTCTTTGGTGGCGGCGAAACCCAAGTAATTGGCTAAAGGAGAAATAAAGTGGCAAATACCCAATCAATGTGTACTTCTTTTATGAGCGAGTTGATGCTCGGTCAGCACCAGCTCGGCACTTCAACCCTTGTATCCCGTACAAGTTTGACTGCACCAACTACGGACACTGTCAAGGCGGCCTTGTTCCTTACATCAGCAACAATCAATGCAGCAACTACGGTATATGCCGCTACTGGAGAAGTTTCTGGTACGGGCTACACCGCTGGCGGCGTAACGGTAACAAATGCCACGGCTCCAACTTCCACCAATAGTTCTGCAACTGCTGGTGTGGCGTACTGGACTCCTTCTGCGTCAATTACCTATACCACGGTAACGTTGACCACGGCGTTTGATACTGTGTTGTTGTACAACTTTACGCAGTCTCTCAAGGCAATCAGTGTTCACACGTTTGGTTCACAGACCATCACGGCAGGCACTTTTACCTTGACAATGCCAACAAATAACACGTCAACTGCTTTGCTGCGCTTGGCAACCACCTAAAGGGTAGGTTATGTCTCTCGGCTGGGGCGACAGTACTTGGGGCGCGAACGGCTGGGGCGGCACTCTTGAAGCAACGGGGGATGTAGCAACAGGGGCCGTAGGCGCGGTCACGCCCAGCCTGACTGTTGCCTTGACGGGTAATGCTGCTGCGGGTTCTGCTGGTACGGTTGTTCCTAGTCGCTCTTCCACAGAAACGGGCGATGTTGCGACTGGCGCGGTTGGATCGGTAGTTTCCACAGTAACGGTTGCGCTATCCGGCGTTTCAGCAGCGGGTGCAGTTGGAACGGTTGTCCAGAGCGTAAGCAGTGCCTTGACTGGCGACTTGGCAACAGGCAGTGTTGGTACGGTTTCTCGCGGAGCCACATCGCTGGCTTTGACCGGGGACGTTGCTTCTGGGCTGGTCGGTACGGTTTCTCGGGGCGCAACTTTACTGGCCTTGACTGGCGATGCTGCCGCTGGTGCGGTTGGCACGGTTGCTCTAACCGGCACGGTTGCTCTAACCGGCGTGGTGGCTTCTGGTCTTGCGAATGCGGTCATTGTCCCAATTCCAAGCAACCAAGCGATTGGCTCGGTCGGAACGGTTGGTTATGAGCTGGTCATTGAATTGACCGGCAATGCGTCCACGGCTGCTGTTGGTTCGGTAGCGTTGGGAGCAAGAACATTTGGCCTGACCGGAAATCAGGCGCAGGGGTATGTTGGAACACTGATTGCTGTTTACTGGAAGCTGATTGACGACAGTCAGACAGCCAACTGGACACCAATCTCAGACGTACAATCGGCAGGCTGGGTAAATGTAGATGACACACAGGCCGCAAACTGGCAAAATATCAACAACCCGCAAACTCCCGGATGGGCAGCCATTGACGATGCGCAGACTGCCGACTGGGAAGAAGTAGTAACTTGAGGTAAACCATGACTACAGCGTACACATCACTTTTGGGTTTGGCACTTCCCGTCACGGGAGAGCTGTCAGGCACATGGGGCGACACCGTAAATAACAGTATTACCTCGCTGCTTGATTCAGCTATTGCTGGTACTACTACCTTAAGCACTGACGCAGATGTCACGCTGACAACTACTACAGGGGCAGCAAATACTTCACGGGAAGCCATCCTCCTGTGTTCAGGTGCAAGGACAACAGTTAAAACAATTACTGCGCCAGCTCAGTCCAAGATTTACACCATCATCAACTCAACCACTGGTGGCTTTGCCGTCAAGATCGTAGGTGTTGGCCCGACAACCGGTTTGACCATCCCCAACGGCGCAAGTGCTGTCGTTGCATGGAACGGCTCTGACTTTATTGAAATCGGATCAGCTACTGTTGGCAACTTAACTGTTAACGGTAACCTGACTGTCACAGGCAACACCACTCTAGGCGATGCGGATACTGACACCATCACTCAATCGGCTTCCTACGTCACAGGCACGCAACTTAAGTCAGCAAAGACAGCCACCAATACCCTGTCTCTTGCCGCCTATGACACAGACGGAGTTGCGTACACAAACTTAATTACACTGACGGCCAGCACTACGCCTACTCTTACCCTGACCTCAACAGGTGTGGGTACTATAAACAATATGTCGATTGGCGCGACAACGACAAGCACTGGCGCATTCACTACGCTGTCTGCTACTGGCGCAGTAACCGCCAATACAACTACCAACAACCAGTCATATACAACCACTGGCGCAGGAACTATTACCATTAGCTCAGGTACTGCTGGCACTATTAACAATATGTCGATTGGCGCAACAACGGCTCTTGCGGGTACGTTCACAGCACTGACTGCTACAGGGGCAGTAACAGCTAATACAACTACTAACGCACAGTCGTACACAACCACAGGTGCGGGAACCATTACGATCAGTTCGGGCACGGCTGGCACTATCAACAACATGTCTATCGGAGCAACCACTGCTCTTGCTGGTACATTTACTACGCTTACCAGCACAGGTAATACGACCATTGGAGATGCTGATACCGACACTATTACAGAAAATGCGTCATATGTCACAGGCACTCAGCTTAAGTCAGCAAAGACAGCCACCAACACTTTAAACCTTGCTGCATACGACACAGACGGGTTGGCTTACACAAACTTGATTACGTTGACTGCGAGTACTACCCCCACGCTTGCTTTGACTTCAACAGGTGTAGGTACGATTAACAACATGTCTATTGGGGCAACCACAGCTTCGACAGGCGCGTTCACTACATTGTCCGCTACTGGTGCGGTAACCGTTAACACAACGACCAACGCCCAGTCGTACACCACTACTGGTGCTGGAACGATAACAATTAGCTCAGGCACAGCAGGCACTATCAACAACATGTCTATTGGAGCAACAACCGCTCTTGCTGGCACGTTCACAGCCTTGACCGCTACTGGTGCAACCACATTTAACACGACAACCAATAACCAGTCGTATACAACTACTGGCGCAGGAACAATAACAATAAGTTCAGGCACGGCTGGCACCATCAACAATATGTCGATTGGCGCAACCACTCCGCTTGCTGGCACATTTACTACACTCAGCAGCACAGGTAATACCACTCTTGGTGATGCCGCAGCAGACACCATTACTGTTAACGGCCAGTTTGTAACAGGCACAATTCTTCGGTCTGCGCAGACGGCAACCAACACGCTTGCTCTTGCAGCTTATGACACAGACGGTGCTGCTTACACAAACTTGATTACGCTGACGGCCAGCACCACTCCTACGCTTGCATTGACTTCAACGGGTGTAGGTACGATCAATAATATGTCGATTGGTGCAACGACGACATCAACCGGCGCATTTACCACTTTGTCTGCTACTGGCGCAACCACATTTAATACTACGACCAATAACCAGTCGTACACCACTACAGGTGCGGGAACCATTACGATCAGTTCTGGTACTGCCGGTACGATCAACAACATGTCAATTGGTGCAACGACCACATCGACTGGCTCGTTCACTTCGCTTGCCTACTCAACCACCTTGACAGGCGGCACGGGCATTATTGCTATCGGCACGAATCAGATTTACAAAGATGCAACTGGTAAAGTCGGACTTGGCACAGCATCTCCAGCCGTCACCTTGGCTATCAGTGCAACAGATGCCATCTTGGTTCCATCAGGCACAACAGCACAGCGGCCTACAGGTGCGGCGGGTTATCTGCGCTTTAACTCCACAATATCGCAGTACGAGGGTTACAACGGCACGGCTTGGGCATCTGTTGGCGGTGGTGCTACTGGTGGTGGAGCTGACCAAGTATTTGTGCAGAACGG